TGGCCTGCTATGAACTCGAGCGAGCCGAGGAAGCACCGACACCGTTCCTGCTCGTGTGACCAAGGGGGCAAGATGAAGCGAACGATGGCAGTTCTCAAACGCGTTTGGCGCGACGTTCTAGCGAGCTTGGTCGAGGTCGCTGGCGCTGCCCTGCTCGTGATCGCGGCCTACCGATTCGACCCGCAGCTAGGGCTCCTGGTCGGCGGGCTCGCGCTCCTGGTCCTGGGCTACGCGATCAACGAAAGGTGAACCTGTGGACCTGATCCGAGCCCTACTACCGAGCAAACGCGCCGCATCATTCGACGCCCTGGGAAACGTGACGTTCAACCGCTCGAGCCAAGGCGGCAGCTGGGCAGGCGTTCCGGTGGACGAGATCGCCGCGCTCCAACTCTCGACGGTCTGGGCTTGCGTTTCGCTCATCTGCGACGGGGTCGGGATGCTCCCGCTGCATACCTATCGCGACGTCGGCGACGTTCGGCAACCGATCAGCGACCCGGCGGTGATCACGCGCCCCCACGCGGAGCTGACCCTGTTCGACTGGATCAGCCGGATGCTCTGGGCGTTACTCATGCGGGGCAACGCTTTCGCCTGGATTATCGAACGGGACGCTCGAGGGGTACCGCTCCAACTCCTGCCGCTGCATCCTGACGAGGTCCGGCCGTTCAGACAAGACGGCGTTCTGCGCTATCGAGTCGGCACGAACCTATCGAACTCGGTCACGGTCGAGGCTATCGACATGATGCACGTGCGCGGGCTCCAGGTGCCGGGGATCAACTCAGTCCTGGGCCTGTCCCCTATCGAACACGCCCGCCAGATGGTCGGCCTGGGCCTCGCGGCGCAGGAGTTCGGCGGCAAGTTCTTCGGCCAGGGCGCGACGCCCTCGGGCCTACTCTGGACCGATCAGAAGCTCGACCTGGACACGGCGAAGCAATATCAAGATCAGTGGGAGGAAAGTCACGGCAACCGCAACCGCAAGACGGCGGTCCTGGGCGGGGGCCTCAAGTGGGAAGCGGTCACCCTCAACGCGGAGCAGTCCCAGTTCCTGCAAACGCGGGGGTTCTCGCGCTCAGAGATCGCGGGCTGGTTCCGAGTGCCCCCGAATCTCGTCGGGGATATCACGAACTCAACGTCCTGGGGCACGGGGATCGAAGAGCAGGGTCACCAGTTCGTCACGTTCACCCTGGGAAGCTGGATCAAGCGCCTGGAGGATGCCCTCAGCTATATGCTCCCGCGAGGCCAGTACGTGAAGTTCAAGACCGACGCGCTCCTGCGGGGCAAGACCCTCGAGCGGTTCCAGGCATACGTCCTGGCACGTCAAGGCGGCTGGCTGAACGTGGACGAGATCAGGGCGCTCGAGGACGAGGCACCGCTCGCCGACGGCATGGGCGAGGATTACCTCATGCCCCTGAACTTTGCCCCGGTCCTACCTGACACGGCGAAACCCGATGCGGGGGTCCAGCCCCCTGACGCGGCCCCCGTGACAGGTGGGCCACCATCGACCTAGCACCTGAACGGGAGGCACGACCTATGGAGTGGCATATCGAAACCGACAACGAAGCCTGCGCGACGGGCTTCGCGGTCGTTCGCGACTCAGACGCATGGCTCGAGTCCTGCCACGCCGACGAAGCCTCGGCGATGGCGCACCTGGGAGCCCTTGCGGAAGCCGAGCAGGCCGACGAAGCGCTGGCACTCGAGGCGATCGCCGACGAAGTGGCACCTGAACTCGTCGAGGCGATAGAACGGGCGTTCCCGTCCAACACGCACCCGCGTTCGCTGACGGTCCAGCGGGAAACCCGCTCGGGGCAGATCGAACTCAGGCGAGAGGCCGACGGCACCGCGACGGCGTTCGGCTACGCCTCGACATTCGACGACCCCTACACCGTGACCGACTTCCTGGGCGAGTATCAGGAAACCGTCAGGGCAGGGGCATTCGCAAAGACCCTGACGAACGCTGACGTGCGGTTCTACGTGAACCACGAAGGCGTGAGCCTGGCGCGAACCTCGGCGGGAAACCTGGATATTCACGAGGACTCGGTCGGCCTGGCATACGAAGCGCGGCTCGACACTCGGGTTTCGGCGGTCAATGACCTCGCCCTGCTAATGGAGTCGGGGGTCATGCGCGAGTCGAGTTTCGCGTTCCAGCCGATCAAGCAAACCTGGAATGCCGACTATACGAAGCGTGACCTGACCGAACTCCGCCTATTCGACGTCAGCGTGGTTTCGACCCCGGCGAACCCGAACGCGACGGCTGGGATCAGGGCCCTGGAGGGGCTGGTATCCGAACTTCGCCAGGGCAAGGTTCTGTCGGCGACGAACGAAAGCCTGATCCGCGACGTGGTCGCCCAACTCGATGCCCTGCTGACGTCGCTGAACAAGTCGGAAGCGAACTCGCGTGACGCGAGTGCAACGATAACCCAACACGAAGCCCTGATCGAGGTGATCAGACTTCAGGCGAGCCGCTAGCTCGTCGGAACGGAGCCGCAGGAACGCTCCTGCACTCCTGACCGACCGACGCTTGGCACTCGGGCCCATATAGGCGCACGACGAACGATGGAGGACGATCCAACATGGACCTGCTGACCAAACTCAGAGAGCGCCGGGTCGCCGCGTTCTCAGCGATGAAGCAACTCGCCGACGACCTGCAAGCCGACGAAACCCGAACGGCGTTCACGCCCGAGGATGGCCTCTCGTTCGACGCCCTCAAGGTCGAGATCGACGAGCTGGATCAGAGGATCGCCGACTTCGAGGCGATCGAGGCCAGGACCAAGATCGCGGCCGAGGCGCAGACTGAACTCGGCAACGCGAACGCGGTCGTGGTCGGAACCGAACCGCGAACCTACACGCCCGAAACCGCCCGGCGCGACGGGGTCTCGTTCCTGCGCGACCTCGCGAACGCCAAGGTGGACCCCAACGCCGCCGAGCGGATCGCCCGGCACCAGCGGGAGGCTCAGCTTCACGAACTCCGCGACGTGGGCACCGGCGCTTTCGCCGGTCTCACGGTTCCCGTCTACCTGACCGACATGGTCGCCCCCGCTCGCAGGGCAGGTCGGCCGACGGCCGATATCTGCAATATCCACCCGCTGCCGACCGACGGCATGACGGTAAACATCAGCAGGATCACGACCGGGTCGGCAGCCGCCGCCCAGGCGACAGAGAACTCGGCGGTGCAGGAAACCAACATCGACGACACGCTCCTGACCGTGAACGTCAGGACGTACGCGGGGATGCAGGACGTGTCGCGCCAGGCCATCGAACGCTCGACCGGCGTGGAGTCGATCGTCATGCAGGACTTGGTCGCCGCGTACAACGAGAAGCTCAATGATGCGATCCTGAACGCCGACGGCACCGCAGGCACGCACCTGGGTATCCGCTCGACGGGCTCGATCACCAGCCAGACGTATACCGACGCCAGCCCGACGGCGGCCGAGGTCTACACGCAGCTGGCCAAGTTCATCAGCGCGGTTCAGTCATCCGTGTTCCTGGGCATCTCGCACTTCGTCATGGCGCCTCGGCGCTGGTGGTGGCTGGCCTCGAACGTCGGGACGAGCTTCCCGTTGCTCCAGGCCCCGATGGCTGCGCCGCAGATGGCGGGCCAGACGGGCGACACGCAGTACGGCTCGGATGGTCGTTTCGTCCTGGGCGTGCCCGTGGTCCTCGACGCGGCAATCCCGCTGACGGTCGGCGCCGGCACCGAAGATGTGATCCTGGGCGTGACCAACTCCGAGCTGCACCTGTGGGAAGATCCGGCCGCGCCTCTGTTCATCCGAACCGAGGACGCGATCGCCGACGCCCTGACGGTCAGGTACGTGCTGTACGGTTACTCGGCCTTCACGGCCGGTCGGTATCCGGCAGCGCACGGCTTGATCACGGGCACGGGCCTGATCGCGCCGGTGTTCTAACCAATAGGGCATAGCTGGGGGCTCGGACCCTGCGCGGTCGGGGCCGGGCCCCCAGTCAAACCCGAGCGAAAGGACAGGCACGTGGATCAGGCCGAATACGTCAAAGCCCTCGAAACCGAACTCGCGACAACGCGCCCCGACAAGACCGAAAGGGTCGCTCAGATCAAGGCGGAGATCGCCCGCGTGAAACGCTCAGGCGGCGCGAAGTCCACGGCAACGACCTCTGCGACCGAAACCGCGACCACGCCCCGTAAGGGGTCGAGGACGTGAGTACCGACGTCGTAACGCGAGTCGTATCGGCGACCGACGGGGCGCAGGTAGTCGCGACCCCGCTGATCCGCCTCGAGAACTCGCCAGGGCCCGTGATGGCCTCGTTCGGCATCGTCACGACGGGAACCCCGACCACCTGGGATGCCCGTGCCTCGGTCGAGGGCACCCTCGACGGCGTGACGTGGTTTCAACTACTTCGGTTCGCAGACGTGACCAACGCCGCGACCGCGACTCGGTTCGCCCGCCTGGGCGGCCTCGGCGCCGCCAGCGAAGCCGCACCTGGACTATCGACCCTGGGCACGGCCGCGGCGGCGGCAACGATATCGTTCGACGCCCCCTGGCCACCACTGGTACGGGTTTCGACCAAGCTACAAACGCTCACGGGCGGCACGAGCCCGACGTTCACGTTCACGATCACCGTCGAGGGATAGGGGAAGCCATGCCGATCACTAACTACGCTCGGGACCAACTGCTCGACGCGATCTTCAACGCCGACACGACCGGGTTCCCGGCTGGCGACCCGTTCTTTCAACTGCACTCTGGCGACCCGAACTCGACGGCGGTAGCGAACGTCGTTTCGGTCGCTCGAGTGCAAGCTGCGTTCCCGGCATCGGCCTCGGGCACCCTGGCGAACACGGCGAACATCGACTTCGTCAGTATGCCCGCTGTCGCAGGCGATGGGGTCGTCGGCTGGTCGGCATATGACGTCGTGGGCTCGGGCCTACCACCGACAACCGGCAACGCGCTGTGGTGGGGCCTGTTCATGGGAGCGACACCGCTCGAGGGCGTGGCCGACGTCGGCGCGGCCGAGGTCACGTCGAACCTCATGCACTCTGGAGCGCATGGGATCACGACGAACGACCGTGTGGCGTTCCTGCCATACAACGGCAACTCAGGCGGCGGCATCGGTGGGATCACGAACTATGGCACCGGCTCCGGCGTCCTGTACTACGTGATCGCGACCGGCCTCACCACCGACGCGTTCTCGGTATCGCTCACGTCCGGCGGCGCGGCGGTGGACCTAACCGCTGACGGCGCGAACCGCTGGGTCAGGGTCGTCGGCAAGACGACGAACTCGGGCGACACGTTCAGGATCAGCGCGGCCGGGCTCAACGTATTCCTCGAGGCATAGGTCATGGCTCTGGGTCAATGGGTCGTCACGACCGGCAAGACCGCCCTGGTCGCCGCTACCGCCAAGACGGCGATCGAACTCGTCACGAGCGCGAACGGCGGCAACGACTGGTATCAACTCGATATCGCTTTCGACGGCGCCTCGGGGACAGCGGTACCTGTGCTATGCGAACTATGCCTGTACTCCGCGAGCGGGACCGGGACGGCGATCACGTTCGCCGCGGCCCATAGGGCGACCAAGGCGACGCAAGCGATAGCCGTGAACCCGCCCGCGACTACGGCCAAGGTCAATATGACAGTCGAGGGGACAGGCGGAACCGTGATCGCGGCGACCTTGCTGCATCCGCAAGCGGGCTCAACCTGGCAGTATCCGCTCGGGCGCGAGTTCGGCATGAACAAGTCGCTGGTCTACGG